GTTGATAACATACAGGTTGCGACTGACCCATCAGTTACATTCAGTTTCGGTAAGATCTCTATTACTAACCACGGACTTAAGGCTGGAGACATCCTTTACATCAACGCTGGTACTGGTAACACAACTCTCGAATCTAATGTTTACACTGTATTTGACGTACCAAACGCAGATGAGTTTACAACAACTCCATCTATGACTGCTACATCAAATGGTAATCTTGGACTTAACACTGCGACTCTTTACAGTTCTATCATGTACGCTGAAAGATTCACAAACGGCCCATACAACATTCAGAACAACGGAGACCAAATCAAGATTACTCTAAACGTCGCACTCGACTAATAGAAACACTAAATATCAATATGTGGACTCTGCTTTATAACTAAGGCAGGGTCTTTTTATTCGGGGATCTCCTTGACCGTATACACCTATGACAATACGAAGATAGATGTATTCACTACATTTAACGGTGGAGATATCACCGTGGGATCTAGTGAGAATATTGACTATGGCGATATAGTAGACAATGTTCAACCCGAAAGAGACGAGAATTTTTTCTTTATAAACGATCACGGACTCATCACCGATACAGCAGATGTTTTACCGTTTGGTCCAATAAATGTAGTAGATGGAAGAGATGCACTAGGTAGATCTAGATCTCAGTGGATTCCAGAGAACGCAAATACTGTACTATTTGATGTAAATGATTCTGCCCTAGAGAAAGCAGTAACACCTTGGGTTGGTTCTGGTACAATTCACGAGATTGGTTCTGGTCTTGAAAGGATTGTCATACCAGATCTCGGAGCGGCAGGGCCTGTCATCTTTATCCCATCTGGGACCGCAGAAGAATCTATATCCAAAGGAAATTATGATGGTGCTGGTGCGATTGCCAAGTCTGGCTTATCAGTAACCGATCTAGACCAAGTTTATCCTTATGATGGTAGTGGTACATTAAATGTAAGTGGTACAACTACAACACCATATGATGAGGCATATCTCCCTATAATTAAGAACGCCTTTAGAGCTAAGGGTGGAGATAACAGACTATTTGATGTTGAGAAAGTTATATACAACTACGCCAGAAGTGTATCTGACGTATTCGAGAAAGAAGATAACGGTACAATTACAGTTAGGGAAGGAGCATCCTTCGATAATCTCAATGTCACATTTGACGAGACTATCACAGATGTTCTTGGCAAAGAGAGATCATTCTCTGATGAAGATCAGGTAGAATTTGAAAGTTACGGAAATATATTAGACACACCTACATCTGCTGAAGATTACGGTGTAATAGAGCAACAACTACAAGGCGGAATATTCCTTGACGAGTATCAGGCAACAAATGTTGGTGTCAGAGATGCCATCGTCAGAGGATACGAAGGTTTTGGTACATTCAAGAAAGAAGGTGCTGCAGAAGAAGATCGTTTCTTTGCATTTGCTGGATCTGGTACACTCAACGTATCTGGAGAGAACTTCTTCAGTCAGGCTCCACAAAGCACAATCTTTGGTGTCGGTGATAAGATTACTGCATCTGGTAGTGCAGACGAGGCGTTTGTCCCTGCAACTGTTGACAACACTGTCCTCTTTGATATCTCTGGAACTGGTGCAGATAGCACGGCCATACTTTCTGATGCTAAGAAAGTTACTGTCAGACTTACTGGTTCAGTATCTGATATCAAACTTGTTAAACAAGGTGATGAACAGACAGTCACTCTACATCTCAGTGGCGCTGCAACAGATATCGCACTTGTCAAAGATTACGAAAATACAAATCTCTTCGATATTACTGGAGAGATGCGACAGGACATTCCTGTTTATACTCCATCTTGGATATCACCAAAAGGAGATCAATCAACAGAAGAATACGATTGGGGTCTTATTACTGCCACTCCAACTCAACCTTCAGAAGATTGGGGACCAATCAATACAAACGACGAGACAATACCGAAGGAAGCAGAGAACTGGGGATTCTTACTTCCAGCATTCAACTACGTTCAACTTGGCGGAGAACACTATCCAAACATCGATTCTCTGTCGAAGGGAGATACATCACTTACCAAACAAACTGTTGGATTTACAGGAACAGCGACGTTCCTACTTTCAGAAGATCTCAGTATTGCATCCGCAATTTCTTACGAGTCTTCTGGTATCACTGGTATTGCCACTTACAAGGCTGGCATCAACATCTTCGGTGCAAACTGGTTCAGTCAGGCTCCACAACATACAGTCTTTGGTGAGGAAGGTCAACTTACGCTCAGTGGTACTGGTGGTGAGTCTATTACACCAGCTACCGAAATTGGATCTGGTTCACTCTTTACTATTGGTGGTGCAGTCGAATCCAGTACAAAGGCATACCTACAAGGAGATTACTCATATCTTGGTGGTACTGCTGGTCAAGTATTTTCACCACATATCACCGCTGTTGGTGTTGCCACACTCAGTCAAGGTAGAGAGCCAGGTCAGACATACTCTAGAATTATTCAACTTCCACCTGATGAGTTTGGTGGAACTATCTCTGTTGTTGGATTTGCAACTGGTGAGAAGAATACAGACTCCTATAATGAGTCCTCTATATTCTACGGATCAGAAAACGAGGACTACGGTACTATTGTCACCGATCCAAGTTACGGATTTGGACTCAACGTACTTGGACAGGCTTCTGGTACTCAGACATATGATGATGAGAAGAACAGATACTCACAAGATATTGTCTTTAGTTCTGGTGGACTCACATTTGACCAAGGAACTGGTGGTGTTGAGATATTACCTTCCTTTGATAAGACTAATCAGTACGATATTGACTTTGCTTCTAATCATGTATCTCAGGATTATGGTGTACTCGGTGTCAGTTCTGTTGGTGGGCCTAAGTACGATCAATTCTTATATCCACATTACACTGGATTCGTCGATCAGGAAATCGAGAAGGGTTACGAGGATCATGGATTTATCAACGAGACTGCTCCATCTCAATCCAGATTCCCATATGGATCTCTCGAATTCAAGAAAGATCTCGATGCGAAGAAAGTACAGTACATCCCATCATGGCCTGGTTCTGGTACGATCTTTGTCAGTGGTATCGGTGGAGAGAGCGTTGCAGTTGCAAGTAGTACAACATCTCTATTCGACTTCGTTAGTGGTGCTGAAGAGAGGTACATTGCTCAGACTCCAGAAGGAACAGTTCTATTCGATATCTCTGGTATTGGATCAGAGAGAAAAGCAAACGCATTTGTTGGATCTGGAGATCTTACTCTCTCAAGAGGAGTTGGAATTACCACTTATGCAAGAGTTATCGATCACGTTTCTCCTGTTGGTATTCAGACATTTGTTGGCAGTGCTCTTGTTGCATCCAGTTTCGATCCACCAGAAGGAACTTACCTACACATCTTTGGTGGAGGATACTCAGATCTCAAGGTTGGATTCGCTGCTCAGTCTTCCAAGGCTGTCATGCGTCTATCTGGGGAGCTTACACATCCAGATATCGACTACACACCTCATTATGGTATCGACAGAAACATTGGTATCGAAACAGGTGTTACCATTCTGCCTGGTGGTGGAGAGGACAGAATCACTGGTATTACAACTGCCATCTTCATTCCAAAATACCCAGGCGGTCAATCTGCACTCGATGGAAAAGGTGGAAAGACCCACGAAGTCATCAAGATCGATGGTCGTTCAATATCCAGAACAAACGCACCTATATCAACTCACGGTGTTATCTACATTCTTGGTATTGGTACAGATGGCAATGGTGTTATCGACGATCAAACTGGAATTGGAGATCTATCTGGTGTCGAGTTTGGTGCAAAAGAAAGATTCATTCCAGCTACCGAGTTTGGTTCTGGATCGATCATGTTCGACTTCACTGGAACTGCACCAAACAGTTTCCAGCAAGTCTACGGATACTATGGAGACGACAGAGATCCAGGCACATCTGGTCAAATCACTATTCGTCAAGAGGGTGGTGTTGGTACAGTCGAAAGTATCATCAGGATTTACAAAACAGATGGTACTGGAGCATACACTTACGAAGGTGCTGCTCAAGACGAAGCAACAACATTCTCCGAAGTTGGTGGTGGATCTCTATTCGCAATCGGTGGAATATCAGAAACCAAGACATCTGCCGAGTTGGTTGCTGGAACATCCATATTCAATGGAGCGGCCGATGCTGCCTTCTCTGCTCAGACTCCAGAAAATACAGCAACACTCACAGTATCTGGAGAGGCAGGCGCCTTGCGTCAGAGAGAATACGATGGATCTGGAACTCTCACTCTCAGCAACGATACCAAGGTTGTTACTGGAGTCAGAAACTCTCTGGTTGTATCTGGTACTCTTTTTGGACTTGGTTCTGCAGCGGAATCAATTACCATACCATCTTCTGCAAGAGCAATTCTTACAGATATCACAGGTGTTGCGGAGACAAGATACCTTCAAGTATTCCAAGACTTCGTTCCATCTGGTACATTCACAATATCTGGAGAACTTACTCATCCAGATATCGACTTTACGCCAGCGTACACTGGTCTTGGAGTTGCAACTCTATCTGGAATTGCAAAAGAAGAAAGAAATCTTACAGAGATCGGTATTGGTACTGTTACACTTTCTGGAAATGCTATACAGAAGTTTACAGCAGATTCAGTCGAGGGTACAGTTCTCTTCGATACAAAGGGTGCTTCTGCACTTACAGCTCTCAATCAAGTTTACGGATACTACGGAGATCTCAAAGATCCAGGCACATCTGGTATTGCAACATTCTCTGGAATTGCACCTACCAGAGAAATCCAGACATATGGATACTATGGAGACGACAAAGATCCAGGCACATCTGGAACATTTACATTCTCCAATACACCTCTCGTACATCCAGACGTTCGTTACATTCCTTCGATTGGTATTGGTGTTGCAGTCCTTTACCAGACAGGTGGAACAGCTCTCGAATCTATCACGAAAGGCAACTACGAGACTCAAGGAAGATTCAAAGGACTTGCAAGTCTTAAAGAATCCTTCGGTAGAGCAACTTATGTTGGTATTGGTCAAGTTAACACCTTCGGAGCTGGTGAAACAGAATTGGCAGTCTTCGAGGAACCAAGAACCTATGTTGTTATTATCTAATTCTATAAATAAATGGAGAAGCATAACTATTTGACATCTAGCTCATGACAAAGCAGGTTCAATTCAGAAAAGGAACTACAGCTGAACACTTCAACTTTACTGGAGCTCTAGCAGAGATAACAGTAGATACAGACAAGAATACAGCGGTTGTTCATGACGGATCAACTCCTGGCGGATTTGAACTTGCGAAAGCGAGATGGACTTTTGTGTCTGGAGCGTATTCTCTTGGTACTAACCAAAAGTATACTGTAGACTCTCAAAACACACCAGGCGGTTATAGTTTAACCATGCCAACTCCTCGTGCGGTTGGTGACTGGGTATGGATCGAAGACTTTGCTAATTTCTTTAGTATCAATCCTGTAAACGTAACATCTACGTTTAGTTTTGAAAATGGACACTTAGTTAGAGAATCTTCACCTTTTATCATGGACGTATCGGGTGCGTCAGTGACCTTTATTTGGAATGGAACTCTTTGGAAAGTATTCAACAATAGGGCAAGTTAAAAATGGCACTT